CAACACAGATTTAATTAACAGAGTGGAAGTGGTAAACGAAACTGACACCGAAGATGATTATGTTGAGGGAACAACAAGGGGGTTAGTAGACCTATGATACCGACAATAATTATAACAGCACTTGGACTTGGTATATGCGTGTATATGACAATCTCAACCATCCGAGAGCTGAAGAAACTTAACAAACAGTTAGACAAAGAAACCGAGTTCGCTTTAGATCACCTCGAAAGCCTGAAGTACAAGTTAGAAGATTACGGTTATACGGAAGATGTCAAAGCAATTGAGTTTGCTATCAGGAAGATAAAGCAATGAAACAATTAACTTTTTTTGAAGAACGAAACATAAAAGGCGAGTGGCACGAACTAATCGAACCACACCTTAAAGGAATATCAGGTGGATGTTATCTTTGTCCATTACACAGACTATGCACGGATGCCTGGTTTGGCGATGGAACAAACCGACACGGAGAAGCTGACAACTTGGAAGAGGTAATGGAACACATAATAGACAATGGCTTTGAAGAATACTATCGCAAGTGGAAACTTAACACACTCCACAAAATGTTAAAGCGAGAGCGAAGAGAACTGTGGAAAGAATTTAATCACTATAAGGGTTATTTCACACAATATTTAGGCGAAGATGCGCAAGAAGAAATTGAGTGGAGCCGACATTGGATTAAAAGTCTAGAGCAGATTGAACAAGAGCAAAGATGGGATTGGACACTAGAAGAAGAGTGGACAGACTATCGGAAATGGAAAAAGAAAAATGATAAACAAAATAATTGAGAAAATAGAAAGCCGAATGGAGTTAGCCAAGAAACGAAACTTTGAAACAATTTATCTAACACTAACTCCTGAAGAGATGCAAGAACTTTACAAAACCCTAAAGGCTACACCAACTCACATAGTCGCAATAATCGAGTGTATGATACAAGATTATTTAGCAAGTAATATTGACACTAAACTAAAAGGACAGGTAATCAATGAACTTAAAAATATTAAACACGAGGTGGAGAAAAATGGAAACTAAAAACCCTAACCTCATAGATTGCAAACAACAAAGAAAAGATTGTGTGTGTTGTAACAAGCACGGACAATGCGTTGCACTTAACAACACAACATTCAAACGATACGATGGCACGATATACAAGTGTCCGTTCTACAAATCAAGAGCAGAGGTGTTAAATGAAAACCATTGACGAGGCTGTTAAACTTGGTATAATCGACTTGGAAGATGTCGCTGAAAAATTAGAGAAAATGCAGAGAGAAAGAATTTTAGCGCATCATTCTATATGGCAGGGCAAAAATGGCTACTACTATGTGAAACTCAATGACAAGTTGATTAAGAAGAACACCAAAGAAAAGGTTGAAGATGCAATCATACAAGCCTTTGAGGAAACTGATCCATCAGTTCGAGAAATGTTCAAACAATTTCTCACACATAAACGAAATCACTTACAAGATATGACAATCAAACGATACGATGTGATTTTTAGAAGTTATTTATCGCCACTAGCAAACATTAAGGTTGCATCCATAACGGAATGGCAGATTGAGGAAGTTTTAAATGACATCTTAAAGCGAGGTATTAAGGCAAAAGAATTTGCAGGTGTTCGCACAGTCCTGTATGGCATATTCAAACTAGCGAAGAAACAAGGGTTCATTGATTTTAGAATTACAGAGCTTTTGGAAGATATGAATATCTCACCAAAAGAGTTCAAGCCAAAGGACAGAACAAAGCAAGTTTTAACAGATGCCGAATACCAAATGACAATTGAATATTTAACTAAACACCAAGACATACGCAATTTAGGAATACTGTTAATTATGGTTACAGGCTTACGCATAGGAGAGTTATGTGGACTAAAGACACGAAACATCAAAGATGATTACATCATAATCGACAGTATGGAAGTTAGGACAAAGACAGGCTACGAATACCAAGACCGAGTAAAGTGTGACAGCAACAGAAAGGTATATGTACCACCTAACTTCAAGTGGCTACTAAAGAAAATTAGGTTAGAGGCTGAACTGAAGATTTATGTGTATGAGGGAATTAACCAAGAAAGTATGAGGTGGAGATGGGGGAGAGTTCAAGAGAAACTTGGACTTGAACATATCGGACTTCACAAGCTACGAAAGACTTACGCATCAAGGCTGTATGATAGTGGAGCAAGTAAGTTTACGATAACCTCACAACTTGGACACAGAGATTTTTCAACAACACTAAATCACTACATCAGGTCAACCAAGACCGATAGTGAGATTAAAGAGCAAATCAAAAAGGTAACCTAATTTAGCCAAAAGGTAACCCAAAATAAATGGCTAAAAGCCGATAAACAAAGGCATTGCGAAAGGTCAACAGGGGTTCGACTCCCGCCTAGTCCATTCTGCATTGCCGATGAATAGGAGGTTTGCGACATCTTCCAACTAAAAGGTAACCCAAAGGTAACCTTTATGCAGACCTAATCTTTCTCTTGACTGTTTGTCGGTAATGCACTTTTAAAAAATGTCGGTTGATATGTAATTATTGAATGCTTATGACCTTACGAGGTCTTTTTTTATTGCTCAAAAGTCCACCCTAGCGAACACACTATATGTCATTATTAAGCCAAATAAGAGAGAGCAATGAACCGAAGTTGACTTCGATTGAACTTCGATTGAAAACAAATAAGTGCGACAAAAGGAATGATGATGTGGCGAATGCAAATGGCACACCTCAAAATCTAATACCAATGAAAGACAGACCACCTGAAGAGATAAAAGAGATTACCTCAAAGGGTGGTAAAAATAGTGCAAAGAAAAGGCAAGACCGAATAAACTTCAATGAACTTCTAATGGCGCACTTAACAAGTGAGATACCAAAAGAGGATGAAAGTTACGAGTGGCTACATCAGTTCTTGGGAAGAAAACCTACAGGCGCAGACAGATTGTTATTCAACACAATGCTAACGAATAGGTCAGTAGATGCTTACAACCAAGCGAAAGAAGATGTTGGCTTACAGATACAGGATGTTAGAAACTTTGAACTTCCAGCAATGCACATAGGCAAAGACTTTGTTGACCTTAACCGAGAGATAGAGCCTAACAAAACATATTGCCTAGAGGGTGGAAGAGGTTCATTAAAATCATCATTTGTCAGTATGAAGATTATTGAGTTAATGCTCAAGTACCCACAGATGCATTGTTGCGTTGTTAGAAAACAGACTAACACTTTACGAGATAGTGTGTATGCGCAAATGAAATGGGCGATTGACATACTAGGACTTACAGAAGAATTTGATTGCACAGTTAGTCCGTTAGAGATTACATACAAGTCAACAGGACAAAAGATATATTTTCGAGGAGTAGATAAGCCTGACAAGTTAAAGTCAATTAAAACTCCATTTGGCTATATCGGAATACTATGGCGAGAAGAAAGAGATCAGCTTAACGGAATACAAGAAGAGCGAAGCATAAAACAATCTGTGTTAAGGGGTGGCGAGTTATCATTTGACTTTGCAACATATAACCCACCAATTTCTAAAAGCCATTGGGTTAATGTTGACAGCGAAGCCAACACCGACCACAACACCATATACCACAAATCCAATTACCAAAACGCACCTAAACAATGGCTAGGTGCCAAGTTTATTCAAGAGGCAGAACACCTCAAGCAAGTAAACGAGAAAGCATACTTACACGAGTATATGGGAGTTCCTATCGGCAACGGAACAAATGTTTTTGAAAATGTCGAGGTAAGAGCGATAACGGATGAAGAGCTAAACTCATTTGACTATATCTATATGGGCATTGACTGGGGTTACAATCCTGATCCATTCCGATGGGTTAAAGTAGGCTATCGAGATGAAACTGTTTATATACTTGATGAATACTCTGCTAACAAAAAATCAAACAAAGAAGTATGGCAGATACTCCAAGAAGAGAAGCAAGTAAACGAGTATGACTTCATCACAGCAGATAGTGCCGAACCAAAATCAATTGACGATTTAAGGTCTTATGGTGCGAACATACGAAAAGCTGAAAAAGGACAGGGTTCAGTTCACTACGGAATTAAGTGGCTACAAACAAGAAAGCAGATAGTGATTAGTGAAGATTGTCCTATAACAGCAAAGGAATTTTTAAACTACGAGTACGAGAAAACAAAAGATGGGGAGCCAATAAGCGCATACCCTGATAAAGATAATCACTCCATAGATGCTACACGATACGCATTAGAGAGAGTATGGAGAAAGAGAGGACAGTAATGATTATTGATAAAGTTAAGTCTTGGCTAACAAATACAAACCTAAACCTAGAGCCACAGGATGAAAGTATTATGACATCAGCCATCAAAGAATGGTTAAGAATGTATAAAGGACAAGCCGAGTGGTTAAGTAGTGCGCAGGGCATCTATAGTTGTGGTATTGAACAAACTTTGACACGAGCTTTGCGTAATAAGATTTTAGCAGAGGCAGACATTGAGGTTGAGGGAGATAGCGAAAGAGCAAAGATTATTGAAGATGCGTTCTTACGAATGAAAAGAAACCTAAACCCAAAACTAGAAATGGCATTGGCTGTAGGTGGCTTTATTATTAAGCCATATATGGATGATGAGCGAATAGGTGTCGAGTTTGTATTACAGGGCGAATACATCCCTTATGGCTTTGATGATGATGGCAATCTAGTTGATGTTGGGTTCCCATCACAGATTAGAAAAGGCGATAAGGTGTTCACTAAAATTGAACGCCACACACTAGATGGCAACGAATATTTTATTGAGAGTAAAGCATACAACGATAAAGGACTTGAGATACCACTAACGAACATTGAAGAATGGGCGAATATTACACCTCAAGTTAGGATGTTATCGAATGTATGTCTTTTTGGCGTTTATAAGGTGCCACTAGCAAATACTGTTGATCTAAACTCTCCACTTGGTATTTCAATATACGAACCAAGTAAAACACTAATTCAGTTAGCCGACAAACAACTATCGAGGTTAGATTGGGAATATAACGGTGGACAAATGGCTGTTGATGTGGATGAACAAGCCTTGCGAGTTAAGAGGGGCAAACTAAACCCACTACCTCAATTAGACGAATGTCAGCAAAGACTATACAGGGGCATTGACCTTGCAGACGATAAAATGTATGAGGTGTTTGCACCGTCATTACGAGATGCTAACTATCGCACAGGACTTAACGAATACTACAAGGCTATTGAAGATAAGACAGGTGTTAGTAGAGGAACATTAAGCGATGTTCAAGAAATGGCAAAGACAGCCACAGAGGTTATATCAAGCAAACAAAGAGAGTACATCACAGTAACCGAACATCAGGAAGAACTTGAGCGATGCTTGAGGGAACTATACGATGCTATGAGCGTTTATGCGACAATGCTTGGAGTAGAGAACGGAAAGAGCGAGTTAATAATTGATTGGGGAGATAGCGTTTTAGTTGACAAGCAACAGGAACTCCAAGAGAAACTTAACTTGATGAATAACGGAGTGTTAAGCGAGGCAGAAGTTCGCTCGTACTACACAGGCGAAGATTTGGAAATAGCAAGACTTGCAATAAGCGAAATACAAACAAGCCAAATAGGAGATTTGCTAAATGACGAATAAGCAACTTGAAATCATAACCAATTTGATAATGGCGAGATTTCAAAAAGCGAATATCGACTACATAAAGCGAGTTACCAAACATATTGAGGAGATAGGACAATTAAGTGCAACAGACCTACATATTTTAGACCAATACAAGCGTTTAGATTTGAATATTGAACAATTAGAGCGAGAGATAGCAAAAGCCTGTAATATGAGCAAAAATGAGTTGTCAGCGATGATTAACAAACAGGCCAAAGACATATACAAAGCACAAGGCAAATGGTATGTCGCAAGTGGTATAAAGCAAGTTGCTTTTTCAAAGAATACGAGGGCAACTAAACTAGCACAGAGCATCTTTGATAGAACATTTGGCTCAATGAGAAACATCTCACGCACAACCTCAATCTATAACGAGTACAAGGCTATAGTTGATGAGGCCACATTGTTAGTAAGTCAGGGAACGCAGACATTTGATAAAGCAATATCAAAATCACTCCACAAAATACAAAACGAGGGAATAATGCTTGATACCACACGAGGTTATGACAGACAAGTTGTGGAATACGCATCAGGTTATAGGCGAAGATTAGACAGCGCAATTAGAATGAACATCAAAGAAGCCACAAGGTCTATCACACAAGGAATGCTTGAACTTACAGGCAAAGAGTTTGGCGCAGATGGTATGGAGATAGATGCACACGAACCTTGCGCAGAAGACCATATCGAAATACAAGGGTGGCACGGAACAATGGAAGAGTACGAAAACCTTAACAACTCACTAGACAGACCTATCGGAGAGTTGAACTGTGGTCACGAGGCAACACCGATTAAGTTAGATGCTTACGAGCCTACATACACAGACGAACAGCTCGAAGAAATGAAAGAGGCAAGTAGAGAGCATATAGAGATATACCCTGATAGACCTATCGAAGAACAACCAAGTAGATATAAATGTTCTCAAAAGATGCGAGAGTTAGAAACCAAGATAAGAGAGCAAAAAGAAAACTATATGGGTGGCAACAGAGAAATAGCCACACAAAAACTAAAAAAATACAGGAAACAATACGATTACATTTCAGCCAAATCAGGCTTACCAAAATCGCCACGCAAAATGAAAGTAAGTGGCTACACAGGGAGATATTAAGTTATGAAACAAGGAACAACAACAACATTCAAGGTAAAAGAGTTTGACCTACAAGACATCACCGAGATTATATTCTCATTTACCAACGATAAGAACAATGTAGTAGTAGAGCGAACAACTCCAACTACTGATGATGGACAAATCCACAAGTCATACCCTACTGAAGTAGATTTAGAAGATGGCTATTACAAAATCGGTTTAGATCAAGAAGAAACATTGAAGTTAAACGAAACATTCTATGTAGAAGCGCAGATAATGTTTAGTGGTGCTGTAACAAAAGCCTACATCGACAAAGTAAGAATGCCACATACTTTCTACACTAAAGTTATAAGTGGTGCTACAACCAATGGCGAAGAAATAGAGCTTGAGATGGAACTATCGGATGTAATCGAAATCGAGGGTGGTGGCTCATCCAACTACAATGACCTAACCAACAAGCCTAAAATCAACAATGTTGAACTAATCGGAAACAAAACAACATCTGATTTAGGACTAGACATTGAAGCAGGTGACGGACTAAAACGAGAAGATAACACTATGTCGGTTGATATAGAT